CCACCCGCTGTATTTTCTGCTCCATGACGAGCCGAACCCGGAGATGACTTCCTTTGTGTTCCGGGAGACGCTGATGACGCACCTGCTCCTGTGGGGGAACGCCTATGCGCAGATTATCCGCAACGGGAAGGGCGAGGTCATCGGGCTGTACCCGCTGATGCCGGACCGGATGGGCGTGGAGCGGGACTCCAAGGGGCAGCTTTACTACGAATATACGGCCAGCATGGAGGACGCGCCCACGGTGAAGGGAAGCACGGTCATCCTGCCGCCCACGGAGGTGCTGCACATCCCCGGACTCGGCTTTGACGGGCTGGTGGGCTATTCCCCCATTGCCATGGCAAAGAACGCCATCGGCATGGCGATTGCCTGTGAGGAGTACGGGGCGAAGTTCTTCGCCAACGGCGCGCAGCCGAGCGGCGTGCTGGAGCATCCGGGGACCATCAAAGACCCAAGCCGTGTGCGTGAGAGCTGGCAGTCCACCTTCGGCGGCAGCCACAATGCCAACAAGGTGGCCGTTTTGGAGGAGGGGATGAAATACACACCAATATCCATCTCGCCGGAACAGGCGCAGTTCCTGGAAACACGGAAGTTCCAGATCAATGAGATTGCGCGGATTTTCCGTGTGCCTCCGCACATGGTGGGCGACCTGGAAAAGAGCAGCTTCTCCAACATCGAGCAGCAGAGCCTTGAGTTCGTGAAATATACCCTCGACCCGTGGGTATCGAGGTGGGAGCAGTCCATGGCGCGTTCGCTGCTGACGGCGGAGGAAAAGAAGAAGTATTTCGTGAAGTTCAACGTGGACGGCCTGCTCCGGGGCGACTACCAGAGCCGCATGAACGGGTATGCCGTTGGGCGGCAGAACGGGTGGATGTCGGCAAATGACATCCGGGAGCTGGAGAACCTTGACCGCATCCCGGAGGAAGTGGGCGGCGACCTGTACCTCATCAATGGGAACATGACAAAATTAGCCGATGCGGGGCTTTTCGGGAAAGCCGGGGCCGCACCGGGAAAGGAGGAGTCGGATGAAAACGAAGAAGTTCTGGAACTGGAAGAAGGCGAAAGACCAGGAAACGGGGGCGGAGGAACGCATCCTGGAACTGAGCGGCACCATCGCGGAAGACAGCTGGTTTGACGATGACGTCACGCCGCAGCTCTTCAAGGATGAGCTGAACAGCGGCACGGGCGACATCACCGTGTGGATCAACTCGCCGGGCGGCGACTGCGTGGCGGCGGCGCAGATTTATAACATGCTTTCCAACTATAAAGGCAGGGTGACTGTAAAGATTGACGGCATCGCCGCAAGCGCCGCCAGTGTGATTGCCATGGCGGGCGACACAGTTTTGGTATCCCCGGTTTCGATGCTGATGATCCACAACCCCGCTACCATGGCATGGGGCGACCACGCCGAGATGCAGAAAGCGATGGATATGCTCTCCGAGGTAAAGGAGTCCATCATCAACGCCTATGTGCTGAAGACCGGGCTTTCCCGGCCGAAGCTGTCGCACCTGATGGATGCGGAGACCTGGATGGACGCGAACAAGGCGGTGGAGCTTGGCTTTGCGGATGACATCATGGCGCGGGCAAAGGCAGAGCCGGGGGAAGACGGCGGAGGGGATACGGACGGGGAAGAAAAGAAATCCCCTTCTGCCCACAGCTCCATGCTGTTCTCCCGCAGGGCGGCGGACAACGCCCTGCTGAATAAAGTCATTGCCAAATATGGGGAGAAAAAGCTAAAGCCGGGTATCGGGGAGCAGGCAAGAATCCCTGCACCAGAAGGGAAAAACGAACCGGAAACAGAAACCGGCCGTTCCGTGGACGCACTCATGGAGCGGCTTAACTTATTAAAGCGATGAGAAGGAGGATTCCATTATGACGATTCTTGAACTGCGTGAGAAACGCGCGAAGGCATGGGAGGCGGCGAAGGCGTTCTTAGATTCCCACAGGAAGGAGAACGGCACCCTTTCCGCGGAGGATGACGCCGCATACACCAGGATGGAGCAGGAAATCACAGACCTTGGGAAAGAGATCGCAAGGCTGGAGCGGCAGGAGGCATTGGATGCGGAGCTGAACCGCCCGGTGAATAAGCCCCTCACGGGGAAGCCGGGCGGAAAGGCGGATGCGGACGGCGGGGAGGATAAGACCGGGAGGGCTTCCGATGATTACCGGAAGAACTTCTGGAACGCCATGCGCTCCAAGGCGCCGATGCCCGCAGTCACCAACGCCCTGCAGATTGGCACGGATTCCGAGGGCGGCTACCTGGTGCCGGATGAATACGAAAGGACGCTGGTGGAGGCTCTGGAGGAAGAGAACATCTTCCGCCAGATGGCGAAAGTCATCAAGACCTCCAGCGGCGACCGCAAGATCCCTGTGGTGGCATCCAAGGGCACGGCATCCTGGATTGACGAGGAGGGCGCGTTCCCAGAGAGCGACGACTCCTTCGGCCAGGTCTCCATCGGCGCTTACAAGTTAGGCACACTGATCAAGGTTTCCGAGGAGCTGTTAAACGACAGCGTCTTTGACCTGCAGTCCTATATCTCCCGCGAGTTTGCCCGCCGCATCGGGGCGAGGGAAGAGGAGGCGTTCTTTACGGGGGACGGCAAGGGCAAGCCGTTAGGGGTGCTTGCGGCCACGGGCGGCGCGGAAACGGGCGTGACCGCCGCATCCGCCACGGCCGTGACGGCGGATGAGCTGATGGATTTATATTACTCGCTGAAATCCCCGTACCGCAAGAAATCCATGTGGGTGTTGAATGACTCCACTATCAAGGCCATCCGCAAGCTGAAGGACAATAACGGGCAGTATTTATGGCAGCCTTCCCTGACAGCCGGGACGCCGGACATGATCTTAGGCCGCCCCATCAAGACCTCGGCGTATATGCCGGCCATTGCCGCAGGCGCAAAGACCATCGCTTTCGGTGATTTCAGCTACTATTGGATTGCCGACAGGCAGGGGCGCAGCTTCAAGCGCCTGAACGAGCTGTTCGCAGCCACCGGGCAGGTGGGCTTCCTTGCCTCGCAGCGTGTGGACGGGAAGATGATCCTTGCGGAAGCGGTGAAGGTGCTGGAACAGAAAGGGGCTTCGGCTTAAGTTTTTTCGGAGGGAGGTGGAGGCATGGCAGTGACGCTGGAAGAAATGAAGAACTACCTCCGTGTGGACTATGACGAGGACGACGCCCTGATCGGAAGCATCATCGGGGCGTCGGAACGCCTCTGCATGGACGTGGCGCGGATGGATTCAATGGAGGAGTTTTCTGCTGTGGAAAATGCCAGGATTGCCGTGCTGTATGCGGCGGCCTACCTCTACGAACACCGGGAGGAGGCAGACCACCGCGCCCTCACGCTCACCCTGCGGGCACTGCTCTTTGGGGCAAGGAAGGAGGCGTTCTGATGGATGTGGCGGCGATGAACGTGCGGATCATGTTCCAGAAAAATGAAATGGTGTCCGATGCCATCGGGAACCATGAAAATGTGTGGACGGATTATTATTCCTGCCATGCCACCATCAGCGATTCCCTGGGGAAGTCCTCCGCAGAGTCCGAGGCGGCAGGGCAGACTGCGGCGCACCCGGACATCAGCTTCACGGTGCGTTTCTGCAGGAGGGTGAAGGCGGTGGACACCACGGGTTTCCGTATTTTATGGGACGGCGGCATCTATGACATTTTAAAGGTAGACCATCTGAACAATAAGAAACGGGCATTGAAATTCAAATGTGAGAAAGCGGGGCGGTGATGATGTCGGACAGGGTAAGGATTGACCAGCTTGCGGCCGCAGTGATGGAGGGGCTGACGGAGTATGCGGACCTTGCGGCGGATGAGCTGAAAAAGGCGGTGAAGAAGGCGGGGAATTCCGTGAAGAAGGATATCCAGGAGGGCGCGCCGAAGGACACGGGCGCCTATGCGAAGAGCTGGTCTGTGAAGAACGTGAAGGAGACTTCCAACTCCATCGAACTGGTGGTGCATTCCAGGAACCGCTACCAGCTCTCGCACCTTCTGGAGTTCGGCCACGCCAAGCGCGGCGGCGGGCGTGTTCCCGGAAAGGCGCACATTGCGCCTGCGGAGGAACGGGCAGAGCGGACGCTGGAGCAGGAGATCGAAAAGGCTTTAAGGGGGTGATGTATTTATGGAAAAACTTGTAAGCATGATCGCGGAGATGGGGCTGCCTTTCGCCTATGACCATTTCGCGGAAGGGGAGTCGCCGGAGCCTCCGTTTCTCTGTTACCTCATTCCGGGGAGCGGTAACTTTGCGGCGGACGGGAAGGTGTACCACAAGGGCGCAAACGTCCATGTGGAAATCTACACCAATAAGAAAGACCCGGCGCTGGAACAGCGGGTGGAGGATGTGCTGGACGCGCATGAAGTTTTCTACAATAAGTCGGAAACGTGGATCAGCAGCGAGCGGCTCTATGAAGTCCTGTATATTTTTGGATGGGAGGCATGACGGATGCAGAATAAAAAGAACAAAGTGAAATACAACCTTAAGAACACGCATTATGCGATGCTCAATATTTCGGAGGACGGGGCGGTATCCTACGGCACGCCCGTCCCGATGCCCGGCTCAGTGTCCATTTCCCTGGACGCCAACGGCGAGCCGGAAAATTTCTATGCGGACGGGACGGCTTATTATGTCATCAACAACAACATGGGCTATGACGGCGACCTGGAGCTTGCCATGATCCCGGAGTCCTTCCGTAAGGATGCACTGAGGGAGGAACTGGACAGCAAGGGCGTATTGATCGAGAACGCCTCGGCGGAGCTTGCGGCCTTCGCCCTGCTCTTTGAGTTTGACGGCGACCAGAGGCACATCCGCCATGTCCTCTACAACTGCTCCGCATCCCGCCCTGGCATCGAGGGCAAGACCAACGAGGAGAGCCGGGAAGTGCAGACCGAGACGCTGACCGTCAAGGCAACGCCGCTGGCGGACGGCATGGTGAAGGCGAAGACCGGGGACTCCACGGATGAAACGGTCTATAAGGAATGGTACAAGGCGGTGTATATGCCTGCGGCTGCGGATGAGACAGGTGGCGGTGAAAATCAGGGTAACGGGGAGGAAACTGTATGAGCATGACGAGGAAGATCGAGATTGATGGGAAAGAGGTGCCGTTCCGGGCATCGGCGGCTGTACCGCGCATTTACCGGATCAAGTTTCACCGGGATATATATAAGGACCTGAGCGCACTGGAAAAGAGCATCGGGAAAAGCGATGAGGAGAATTCCAGCCTGGATTTATTTTCTTTGGAGCTGTTCGAGAACATCGCCTTCATCATGGCGAAGCACGCCGACCCTTCCATCCCGGACACGCCGGAGGAATGGCTGGACGGCTTCGGCACGTTCTCCATCTACCAGGTGCTGCCGCAGCTCATCGAACTGTGGGGGCTGAACGTGAAGACCGACGTGGAGGCTAAAAAAAACTTCGCGCAACTGACCGCCCGATGACCACGCCGCTGTTCCTGCTGCGGTGTGTGCAGCTTGGCATCTCCATCCGGGATTTAGACCTGCTGACCATCGGCATGGTCAACGATATGTATGCGGAGAGCAGCAATGACAGCGCCGACTACTCCATCATCGCAGGGCAGGACGAGTTCGACTTATTTTAACCGCAGATTTGGATTTTTTTGATAACGCCTGGGCAGCCGGGCTTTTTTTGCGCCGTTAAGGGGGTGTTGGTGTGGCGGCAAACAGGATAAAAGGGATTACGGTAGAGATCGGCGGCGACACCACGAAACTCCAGACGGCGCTAAAAGGCGTGAACACGGAGATACGGAACACGCAGTCACAGCTTAAGGACGTGGAGAAGCTGCTGAAGCTCGACCCCGGCAACACGGAGCTGATGGCGCAGAAGCACCGGCTCCTGGGGGATGCGGTCAGGGAAACGAAGGAGAAGCTGGAAACGCTGAAGACGGCAGCGGAGCAGGCGAACACGGCCCTTGCCAACGGTGAGATTTCGCAGAGCCAGTACGATGCCCTCCAGCGTGAGATCATTGAAACAGAAAACAACCTGCGCGACCTGGAGCGGCAGGCGGGGCAGTCCGCCGTGGCGTTGCAGAAGATCGCCGCCACGGGGGAAAAGCTAAAGACCGTCGGCTCCGCCATCGAGGGCGTCGGCCAGAAGCTGATGCCCGTCACTGCGGCGGTGGGCGGGCTTGGCGCGGCTGCCGTGAAGGTGGCATCCGACTTCGACTCCGCCATGAGCCAGGTGGCGGCTGTGTCCGGGGCAACCGGGAAGGACCTGGAAGCCCTGCGGGATAAGGCCCGTGAGATGGGCAGCAAGACCAAGTTCTCCGCATCCGAGGCGGCGGAGGCAATGAATTACATGGCCATGGCCGGCTGGAAGACGAACGATATGCTCTCCGGCATTGAGGGCATCATGAACCTTGCCGCCGCTTCCGGGGAGGACCTTGCCACGACTTCCGATATCGTGACAGACGCGCTGACCGCCCTGGGGCTTTCAGCGGAGGATTCCGGGCATTTCGCGGATATCCTTGCGGCTGCAAGCTCGAATGCCAACACGAACGTCAGTATGATGGGGGAGACCTTCAAATACTGTGCGCCCGTGGCGGGTGCGCTCGGCTTTTCCGCAGAAGATACCGCAGAGGCCATCGGCCTGATGGCGAACGCGGGCATCAAGTCGTCCCAGGCAGGCACGGCCATGCGCTCCATGATGACGAACCTCACCGGGGAAGTGAAGTTTGTCGGGGACGCTTTCGGAGAGCTGACCATCCAGACCACGAACACGGACGGCAGCATGAGGAGCCTTGGGGACATCCTGGCAGACTGCCGCGCGGCATTTGCGCAGATGTCCGAGTCGGAGAAGGCAGCCAATGCGGAGGCTCTGGTGGGGAAGAACGCCATGTCCGGATTCCTTGCGGTGATGAATGCCGCGCCGGGGGACATTGAGAAGCTGAACAGCGCCATCAACAACTGTGACGGCACGGCGGAGAAGATGGCGGCCACCATGCAGGATAACCTTGCGGGGCAGCTTACGATCTTAAAGAGCCAGCTTGAGGAACTGGCAATATCCATCGGGGAAATCCTGATGCCCTACATCCGGCAGATCGTGGGGTGGATTCAGGGGCTTGTGGACTGGCTGAACAGCCTGGACGAAGGCACGAAGAAGATCATCGTTACGGTGGCCCTTGTGGCTGCGGCGCTCGGCCCTGTCCTAATCGTCATCGGGAAAGTGGTCGGAGCAGTCGGAACAATTATGACCGTGGTGCCGCAGATTGCCAGCGCCATTTCCGGGGTGATCGCTTTTGTGTCCGGGACGGTGATTCCGGCGGTCTCCGCCGTGGTGGCGGCTATCGGGTGGGTGCCTTTGGCGATTGCGGCAGTGGTGGCGATCCTCGTAGTGCTGTATAACAAATGCGAATGGTTCCGGGAGGCAGTGAATGCCATCTGGACGCAGATCAAGGAATTTTTTGTTTCTGCCTGGGAAGTCATCTGCTCGTTTTTCACGGAAACTATACCCAATGCCTGGAATTCCCTTGTGTCGTTCTTCCAAGGAATCCCGGCGTGGTGGAGCGGGCTGTGGCAGTCCGTGGGCGATTTTTTCAGCAACATCTGGACGAATATGATGAACAATCCCGTGCTTACGGGCATTGTGGACATGATACGCTCCCTTTGGGAGAACCTCTCCACGACGCTGCAGGGCATCTGGAACGGCATCAAGACGGCGGCTTCCGGGGCATGGGAGCTGATCAAGAACGTGGTGCTTGGGCCGGTGCTTCTGCTCATCGACCTGGTGACCGGGAACTTCACAAAGCTGAAGGAGGATGTCGCCAACATCTGGAACAACATCAAGAATGCGGCGTCCAATATCTGGAACGGCATCAAGCAGGTGGTCGGCTCGCTGGCGCAGGGGCTTGCAAACCACGTTTCCATCCTGCTTACCGGGCTGAAAACTACGATTGCCAATATATGGACAGCGATTAAAAACACAGCCTCGTCCGCATGGAACGGGCTGAAAAACCTAGTGTCGTCCATTGCGTCCAATCTGAAACAGGCGGCAGTCAACGCTTTCAAAAGCATGGTGTCCGGGATACGCTCCGCGCTTTCCTCCCTGGGGAGCGTGGTGCAGTCCGGGTTCCAGTCCGCCATCAGCTTCATCACCTCGCTGCCGGGGAAGGCGCTGGAATGGGGCAAGGATTTCATCAACGGGATCGCGGACGGCATCCGCAGCGCCATCGGTAACGTGGTGAGCGCGGTGTCGGACGTGGCGGACAAAATACGTTCCTTCCTGCATTTCTCCGTGCCGGATGAGGGGCCGCTGACGGATTATGAGAGCTGGATGCCGGACTTCATGTCCGGGCTGGCAAAGGGCATCGAAAAGAGCCGGGGCATGGTGAAAAAAGCCGTGTCCGGGGTGGCATCTGACCTGATGCTCCAGCCGCAGGCCGTCGCCGTCCAGATGCAGGGCGGCCGGGATTCTTCCGGGGATTCTTCCGTGAGCGAGCTGCTCGGAGGGCTCCGGGAAATGCTTTCCGGCCTGCAGGAGATGGCAGGCGGCGGGACCATCTGCATCCCCGTGTATGTGGGCGGG